GTTGGGAGGACTCAATCCATAACAGATGAGTAAGCAATCACGCCAAAAGATGCGGCGTAGAAAGAGGAAAGCACTACGCCAGGAACAACTGATGTTCACGAATAGGAATAATGATGATGATGATGAGAAAGACAGCGAAGAAAACGACCAAAAAGACCGCAGACGTCCAAGGATTCTCTAGAGGAATCTTTTATGCAATGGCATTCTTATGCCTTGCTTCTGTACTCACCGCTTGTGTTACACTTGGAGGCTATTTCAATAAGGATGACAACGATAGAGTTCGTAGTAATTTGGATAATAGTGGTGATGTGGTTGAAGTGGAACCAGCACAAGTAAATGATGGATATGATGGTAACATAACACTGATTAATCCAGCACCGCCACCAGAAGAGAAAATCATCCATCTAGGAGTTACTAGTGAAGAGATTGATGAGCAAATCGGCCGTGCCATTCAAGAGGCAATCGCCAATCACGAAAAGGATTTACACACATATTCCCCCCACTATACCCTATTAAAATGTCATCAATTAGGTACTAATACGTTTTCTTGTAAGATAGTACAAGGAGAGAACATTCCTCTGCCAGAGAAAAAGGATGTTCCTATAGTTGAATTAACTCCAAAACAAGAAGAAAAATTCTATGAGGATGAGCCTGAGGTTAAAGAGGAAAAAGAAGAAAAATCTAGTTGGAATCCGTTCCGTTAACTAAAAGTCTTTTTCAGAAGCACACAGCCTAGATTGAAATTATCTGGGACTACTGGAGCGTGTTCAAAAAACGCTTTATGCCTGTCGGCACATTCCTTCTCATTCTGTAGTATTTCCAACACTTCCATTTGTTCTATTTGAGGAGGAGATACATCTAAGTTCAATGTAATTACTACTAAAAGCCACAACATTGTTTCTAACTCCATTTTGGCAAAAAGAAGAGGCGCCATCTGGCGCCTCCACTAAGTTAATAAAGAACGTATTAAGAAATTTTAATAGTTCTAGGTTTATCCTCTTCAGGAATCACGATATTCATATTAATCGTCAACACACCATCCTTTAAATCACCACCGACTATTTCGATGTTATCACCTATTGTGAATTGACTTTGGAAACTGCGGTTAGCAATTCCCCTATGAACAAATTGTTCTTCTGAACTGTCCGAGTCGCTTTTCTGCCCGGTTACCCTCAAGATATTCTTCTCAAGTTCTACAGTAATTTCTTTTTCAGTCCATCCTGCCAAAGCGAATTCCAACACATATGTGTCACCATTTCTAATGATGTTATGTGGTGGGTACTTTGCTGGTGGATTTCTATCGAACTGCTGAAGGGCATTAAAGATGTTATCCAATCCAAAAGATTGGTGCATCCAAGGGTCAAAAAACTCGTTACGAGTTGTTAAGTTTCTAGTCATTGCTATTTCTCCTTATAGTTAAGCAAGATTATATTGTGAGGCCTTCTAATTAAGAACCTCTCCTTATTCGATAATCCCATTGGGCATCATCGAATTCGGTGGTTGCACCGTAAACAACCATTGGGGGTAAAGATTTTTACTCTATTACTAGGTGTCCCCTTATCTCAGGAGTAACGCCTTGACAAGAAATGATGGCTGCGGTATAAATCGTAATGATTTCGTTGACAACACTTTCATTCTCCGACATTGGTTATAACTCCTTCAACCTATGACCACGGTTTTTTAAACTCTTCTTCTGCCTTGTAGTCAGTGGGCAGAAAACAAAAATATGGGAGGGGTTATTTGGTAATAAGGTAACCCCTCGGGAATCCTCAACTAGCGATACTAGGCCGCTAGTGCGTAATTAACATTGTCAGTTAATTTTATTTATACAAAGTTTACGTGATTTGTATACGTTCACGAGCGATTATAAACTTTGACTATCCAATCGAACCTAAATCATCCCCATCATAAAAACACTATGCCTCTACTGCATTGAGTGGTTTACAGTCATAAGAGACAGATTCCCAATGACCGTCTGTTGGCATTTCTCGGTACATTTTTAGTTGTTTTTCGCAGGTTGCCTCATCTTTGAAGTGTTCGACATCCTGTTTCAAACAACTTGAATACCCATTCAAACATACCGTTAATAATATATGCCAAACTATTTCCAACTCACATTCTCCTACAGTGTTCTTATGGTGGAGATGGAGGGAGTCGCACCCTCGTCTTGAATATCTCCACTTACAACTTTACGCTGTTTTTGTTTCTAGTGATACATAAAACCTGCTACTCCCCAACCTGCTAGGAACATACCCATATACATCATCCAGGGCTTCATCTAGTTCTCCTTAAAATTGTTAAAGTAACTACTTGTTGAGTATTTATAACAGTTAATCGTCTAGGACCCGTTCGTGTATCTTAGACAATAACATTCTCATCTCATCCAGAAGAACCTCTGGTACCTCACGCTTATGAAAAACTGATATTAGCGTGGAATAGTACCACCACTGGCTTTCTTTCTGGCTATTAAACATCTTCCAAACACCATCACCGTGTTCCTTGTAGTCTGCGAAGGTGTCCCTCAAGTTGTGTAACTTGTCAGCCGCGGCAACAATAACTGCCTGATACGGAGCATCTTTAATTCGATATATGTATTCGACTTTTCGTGATTTCCAACTCTTCTCTCGAGGAATTCCTTTGACAGGATACATTGTATCTTTCTCTGTCACAAAATCAACAATAGTCATAGCCTGCTTTCCAAACAACTCACCGATTTCTTCGAGTGTCTTGTCTGTATCTTCTACCACATCGTGGAGAAGCCCACCAATAACAATTTCTGTTGGTGAGTTGATTGACTTCAGAATGTCGGCGACGGCTAGTGGGTGGGTTATATACGGTACATCTTTGCCACCCTTACGCATCTGGCCTTTGTGGGCCTCTGTAGCGAACTTTTCTGCTTTTTCAATCAATTGTAATGTCATTTTCTCACTCATACTACTATTATACTGTAAGTCCAAGGGTTTGTCAAGTCTTTTTTTAGTCTAAATCAACCTTTTTTTCAGCATTACGGCCTTTCTTTACTTTTGGTGCGTGAGTCTTCCTAAGATTCCATTTGATAAGCGTTTTCAATCGTTTTACCAAATTTTTCTTCTTTGGTGTCATTCGCTCCCCTTCTAACTCTGATAATTTTTCCTTCGTATTCCTGAGGATATACTTTTTCCTGTTCGCTCTCGCAGTCTCTTTCTTCATCAATTCCTCCGATTAATTCGTTGCAGTGGTACTGAGGTACTTCGAGACCCTCCTTTCTGTTATCTGTAAGGGGTGATTTGTATTGTCATACGCTTTGATGTGCCGTTCGGGCGATTTAATTCACGTATAGTAAACTGCTTTCCACCATATTCATATGTGACGTTATAGTGAGAAATGCCGTGCCTAACAGTGTCGTAGGTTGCACCATTACAGATGGTTTGAGTAACTTGTGTGGTGTGGGTGCCTTCATTAGAGTTTGCTATCGTTCCACCAATGATAACACCAGCGATAGTGGCCGCAGTCTTGCCTGAGCCTTTTCCTATCTGGTTACCGATAACTCCACCTATGATGCCTCCGAGTGCCTCATTTAAGAGGTTTCCATCACCCTTGTGCGTAACTGAACTGGTGTGGTCGTGGCAATCTGTGAGTCTCTTCGTGGTAGACTCTCTATATACTGCCTCAACAAAAACGATTGTGGCGTAATCCACATAGTGTGCGGTGTTACCTGATATCGCTTTATTGTGCGTAGTATGACTGGTGGTATGACTGGTGGTATGTTGCTGAACCACTACACCTGCACAAGCAGTTAATGGGAAAAGTACAGCGACCGCTATACCCATAGACAATAAATATTTTTTCATAATATCTCCTTCATTTTTTAACCATTCAATACATATTATACTGTATCTCACCCCTTTTGTCAACCTTTTTCGACTTATTTTTGTTGTATTTTTACAACACTAATCAACTCTTTTTCGTCTAAAAATGCTGAATTCGTTCAGTTTATCTTGCAATTCTGAAGCGAGGGAGATTAGTTCTTTCTCCGCGGCATCTGCCCTTGCTTTCTCATATTCATACTTCTTTTTATAATCTTCTTTTTTCTTCAAGAATGGTACTCTCATCTCAATCTCCAAATCATTTCTCAACTTTTAATTCCGCCTTAATTAGCCCTTGAATAAAGGCTTGCGGTGTTATCTCATCTCGAACTGCCGAAATGATAAACTCGTGTATCTGGATTTCCTTTTCCAGGAAGAACTTCTTATTCAAGAGTTCTACGAGTTGGGCCTCAAAATCTCTTAACTGTGCTTCCTTACGGACTTTTTGCTCAATGATATCAGTAATGGATATTATCGTGGTATCATCATCCAGAGTTTTTATAACGCCCTTATGTTTGTCCTCTTTCATTATTCTTTCGCTTTAGCATCTTTGTCGCTGAATAATCCTTTTTCCTTGACTATATCTGCTCCAATATTACCAACTAGTGAACCCGTTGCGGTCGTAATAAAAGCACAAGCGGAACATACGCTAAGTACAACTATTGTTACTGCTATCGATTTCATTCAAATACCCTTTCATTTTATAATTCATCCATTGTAAAATCAGTATCTTTACTGTTATCAATGGCCGCAATATAATTGACAGACTCGATTTCTTGAGGTGCCGATTTAACATTGCTTGAGTCGAGGTAGTTATCTACCCACGGTACAGGATTATAAGTGTCACCAGACAGTCCAATTTTCTTTGGATTTAATCCTATATTCTTCATACGAACTGCGAAAATGTAGTCCATATATTGCTGTAATATTTGTGCATTCATACCAATAAGTGGCGAACCCTTAGAGAAGAGATATTCAATCCATACCTTCTCTTCCTCATATGCTTCTGCAAACATCTTATAGGTATCTTCTTCTTGTTCCTTTGCTATCTCTTTAAAGCCCTCTGATTTATCACTCTGCAACATATTGATAACTTTTTGGAATACATCGAGGTGAATCATTTCATCTCGTGCAATCAGTTTAAATATGTTGGAACTACCCTGCATTAATTTAACAGGTTGTTCAGAGAATGACCAGTTGGCCACAAATGTAGCGAAAAATCTGATTCCCTCAAACATATTGACAACAAGGGCCGCTCTGTATATAGCAATCTTTAACGCCTTATCGTCTATTTCTGGAAATAATATCTTCTTTCCGTGTGCCTTGGCTGTGTTATTTGCCTCATTCTTCTCAAAGACATCATTGGAATAATCAAATGCCTTTAATATCGTAGTGGCTCGTGCTTGGATATGCTCGTCTTTTGTGATTGATTCGATGAAATCATCTACATCATTATAGATAGCACGGACCATTTCTGTGTATGATTCAGAATGGAGCAACTCATTATTCTGGTGATTCGTGATATACAATTCCCATTCAGGATTATTAGAGATACCACCGTTATTGAATAACTGTAACATTCCTCTGCCAGCACAAGAGTCTAGTGTTATTGCAAATTTTAACCCTGCTTCGTAGATATGTCGACCTGCTTCATCGAGTCCATCGTAGTTCGTTTTCTCTTTGGACAGGTCAATTTCATTTTTACTCCAGTTGCCTATGGCTCTTAGTTCTTCTGCAAAGTCTAAAATCCATTTGTATTTTGGGTCGTGATACGTTTGTATATTCCTATGGTCTGAATTTGGACCAAGAAACAATCTCGTTTTCTTTGAGTTGACTGTATCGCCTAATGAAAATATTTTACTCATATATGTTCTCCGTTATATCGCACAAGCACCGCCTTCACAGGCTTCATCACCGTCTATCGGGATGTCCTCTTGTTCGTCTGTAATTGCTCTGTGTACCATCTCGCTTGTGTTCTCTCTATCCTTAGAACGGATATAATACAAACTCTTTAGTCCATATTTATAAGCGGTTAAGATATCCCGCTTGACTCTATTTGCATCCAGTATTTTTCCTTCTATCTTTGTTAAATCATACCACTGATTGACACTCATCCCTTGGTCGATAAACTTCTGGAGAATTGCCATCAATTTAATATACTCGGAAGATGAATTATCTGGCATCTCCCACGCTTTCATATAGTAATTTTCTTTATCATAATCAGGTACTAGACTCCTTACGGTATATACCGCAGATTCAAATGTATCGGTGACCGATTGAATCGGGTCGATACCTTGGGTTGAATTAGATACTAGACTACTACTCGCGGTTGGTGGAATTGCTGATAACGTAGTGTTACGCATTCCATACTTCTTAATTTCTTTTCGTAGGTGTTCCCAGTCACATAACAATTTATTATCAATGAGTTGGTCAACATTCTTATTATATGTATCGATAGGCAATTTACCTTCCGAATACTTACTTTGATGAAATGCTTCGCAAGGACCACGTTCTTTTGCTAACTTCATCGAGGCTTTGATTAGTCCATATTGGAATCTTTCTGCCCACTTATGTGCTAGTTCATTTGCCTTTACAGTTCCTAAACGTGCTTCATTCTTTGCTAGAAAATGGGCAAAGTCTGAAATACCAATACCCAAGAATCGATATGCTCTTGTAGGGTATTCGGCCGCATCTAATGGATATTCTTGTATGTCTATTAGATTGTCCAGAAAGCGGACCATCAAACTCGTAAGAGCATCCAGTCGTGTGATATTTGCTAGTTTTCCAAAATTCACGCAACCAAGGATACATAGAGATATCATCCCATTGTCTGGGTCGTAATCGTGTATGTTTTCTTTCCTGGTACGTTTCAGACCCTCAAACATCATTGGTTTAGTTGGCAGAAAGATTTCTGAACATAGATTGGTCTGTGTCACTGGTTCCACGAACATACCCTGCTTGTTGACATTATCAACAAAATGGATATAGATACGACCAGTTCCAACTCGCTCTTTAACAAGTTTATTGAAAAGTTCTACTGCTGGGACGGTTCTTTTCCTAATATTACGTTTAGTCTCATATCTGAGGTACGCTTCTTCAAACTTTTTACTGTCTCCATAATGCTCGAACAATTCAGGTACATCTTCAGAGGAAAATAAAGTAAAATCCTCTTTCTTCATCACTCTATCGATGAAGATGTTTGGAACACCGACTGAATAGTCAATGAACCTCGCTCGTGTTGTATTGGAACCTTGGTTGTTCTTATATTCAAGAACATCCATAATCTCCCAATTAAAAATCGGATAGTTAACTACAGTAGCACCAGTCCTCAAGGAATTCTGTGTGAACTGTTTTGATACTGATTCAATTGCTTTAAGAATGGGTAATGCACCAGTATGCTTAACGGTACCTTGTTTAACAGGTGCCAAAATGCCACGAACCATTCCCATATCGATACCAATACCAGCCCTCTGACTTGTCATTAGTGATGTTGCATACTCGGCCGCGAGAATAGATTCGGCACTATCGCCCATCTTAATCTTACAACAAGAACTGAACATTTTCAGTTGTGTACGCACACCAGAAATGATAGGTGTAGGGAGGGAAATCTCATCATTCTTTAATGCTGTATAAAAATCAATAATCAATGCTTGTCTGTTTTTAACTTCGTCTGCAAAGATAACCATAGGAATAATCATAAATGTTTCCTGAGGCATCTCCAGAAGTAAGTCTTTATTCTTTGAATCTCTAATCAAATATTTTGAGGACAATTGCACCACGGACGCATAGCCACGATTCATATCATTCGTATAATCGAGGAAAGTTCCTAGGTTTGAAATCTCTGCTTCTGTATATTTGGATAATATATCTGCGGAATATAATTTGTTTGCTACGTGATTCTGTATATAGGCCAAAAATGAGGTAGGTTTAATGTCTTTATAGACCTGCTTTCGCATATCGGTTATCAATAAACGACCAGCAAAAACATCGTAGTCAGGTTCCGATGGGGAAATCTTCTCTGCGGCACTTTTGATGAGCGTTTGCTGAATATCAGCCGATGATATTTTGTTAACTATTTTGATATGGGCGTTAATTGCTGTTTCTGAAATGGATACATTTAATCCATTACTACACCACTCCAGCATAGTGTGTATTTTGTCGTAATCTAGCGACTGCAAAGACCCATCTCTTTTGCGTACTAGATTTTCTTTCGTTTCAACCATTTCAACTCCATAATTCAAAATCGGCACAAGGGTACTGTGCCTAAGTAATTAATTATATCCCATATTATATCTATATGCGACTTTTTATGTATTATACTATGTTTCTTGTTTTCTGTCAAGAGGAATAACTATTTATATTTTGAGCGATTCTCTGGTGCCTGGCTCACAAATATAATTCGCCTTTCCGACTCTCTGAAGAGTGTACCTAAAATCATCTCGTAAAATATCATATATTTTCTGATATTTGTCTGGCCAAATTTCTATGTACATCCGAGGTCTATATTTTAGGATAGTTTCCGTTGCACCTTCCAGGACTTGTTCTTCCCACCCCTCTACATCCATCTTAATGAAATCAATCTTAGGGAGATTGTAACTGTCCAGAGTGCGAGTCTCCACCAACTCTTTGGGCAAAGGCTTATTGAAAGTCTTATCAAGTAGGGTGGACATACCTGAATTATTATCTTTCGTTACCATATAATTTTTCTCTTCCTGATTACTTAAAGCAACTTGGTGTAATTCTATATGTTCTAATCCTTCACAATTCTTTATATGACATTCAATATGTTTACTTAACGGCTCAAAGGCAATTACCCTACAAAAATTTACTGCTAGTCTACGTGTCCATATACCAACGTGAGCACCTATGTCAAGTGCCCGATAACCTGTTGGTTTAATCTTATTATATTCCCTTATCTCAAAATTCTCTCCCCAAAACTTACATTTATCTTGTTCTGGAATGAAAATCCCTTTTTGTTCTCTCATCATTAAACTCTATTTCCCTGCTTGTCTGTATTTGTTAACACAAGACCATAATTGTTGTCCCTTTTTGGGATTGGCTGTAAGCCCTTTTTATATTTTAATTTGTTTTTCTTGAACGGATTGTAATCACAAAAATGATGCCATCTACCATACTTCCAAACAATTCTACATACGTCTGGGTGCATATCTACAAGCATTTGAGACTTTTTGATTGTGCCATCAGTATTGTACCCAGTCTCTTCAAATTGCTCGTTATCGGTACCCTCGGCGTGATAAAACTCTTCTGTGTTACCACCCTTTACTGTCTGTGTCGCACATTTCCCTTGAAGGAAGTGGTTGAATTGAACTGTGCAGTCACCATCTTTCAGTATCCGTAGCGATAAGTCTGTATCTTCGTTATAGCGACCTCTCCATCGATGTTCTCCTGAATTCTTAATAAGATTACAAGAGTATATTCGAGTGTTAGTCACATACGGAGGATACTTCTGATTAGGTGCAATAAAGAAACGATATTGTAGACCAGCCATCTGGATGTTCTCGTATCTGTCGCAGAAATCTTCGCACGACCTGAACAAGGCACCATTCTCTACTCGATATCTAAAGTTCTTGTGTAGTCGGTAGAAGTCTGCGATGTTGTCATCCATAACCCAATGCCATTCGGCTCCGAGTATATCTTTTGCGTGGTCCCAACACCAGTTTCTCGCCCGTCCTGGACCATCACCGTGATTACTAAAAGGTAAAAGCAAAAGCGTAGCATACGGCCTAAGATTAAATTTATCAAGGGCTTTTTCATAAGGCTCTTCGTCTTGTGGTTCAATAGCAATATAGTGGTGAATCTTCATCCGAGATAAACTCTTAGAAGTAATCATACTATCCGCCCGACCCTTGGATATCGTATACAAAGGATATTGCGGATATGTGATATCCGTACAAGGGTTATTTAAGGGCATTTGCTCTCCTGTTTGAAATGTGTTTCCTGTACATCTTCATATACAAGCATTGATGCAACGGCCATTGTAGTAATAAAAATAAAAATAGTTAATACTTTCATATCACGGTCACTCATTATTTCTGTAGGGTTAAGGGGTCAGCGTTGCCAATCCAATGCTTCGGGAATGACTTCTCCACGGTGCCACATCTATAAAAGGCAAAACAGTATAACACTATCGTGCCAATAATACATATCCAGGCTCTAATCATCGAAAAATTCCTCCAGTGATGGACCTTGGTTAATTGATTGATAGACTTTCTTCCAATATTTGGTGTTCTTACGTCTACCATCCTTCTCATAAATCTTAATTCCTTCTGGAAACTTGGTGCGAATATGCTCTAGGGCCATATAATGTTCATCTGTTTGAAAATGGTCCTTGGGTTGAACATCGTGCATATCAGTCCAAACAACTCTGGTTGATTGCATATCTTTTTTAAGTGACCCATTGTCATACATCCATTCTGTAGACTGGCGAGTGTTAATACCTCGTGATAGGCATTCATAGATAAACAGAACATCCTCTGCAACTCTGATAGAAGTAAGGTCCATTTCAGGCAAATGTTCTGATAACATTCTACCATCGATGAATAGCATTCCGAATACACCTTTAGTGTCTACATATTCTGCGGTTGCTGGTGGGGCATCTGGCGTGGATAATCCAACTATACCTATATCACATTCATCTAACCATATATTAAACGTAGCGAATGCTTCTAGTATTTCAGTTTGAGTGGCATCTCGTCTACTCGTTTCCATATTGGACTCTCCAGTCCAGTACTTAGAGTTTCTTCGTCTAATGGTTAGGTCATCATCGATGACTGCATACTTAATTGGACCTGCGTGTTCGTGGATAAATTTCCGTGTTCGTGATAGTTGGTAATAATCTCCAACAAAGGACTCTGGGATTTCTAGATATTCTGCCAAGTCATAACGATATAGATGCCGTTCGCCTGGTTCTACAACCATTACAACTCTACTCTGAAGTTCCGTGGGCAGATTATTAAATGTTATCTGATTATCAGCCCTTCGTACAGTTGGAATGTAAATACGTTCAATCATTCCTCATCCATCCAACGAAGGAGAGAATTTGCAGTAACATCTAGGTGGGGGTGCCAAGCAGACTTGGTCTTTTCGGTCAGTTTTTGGCCTATCTTATTCTGAAAATCTTCATAGTCTTCCTTAGTACGGAAAGCCATTATGACTTTCTTATATGGCTCATTCGCTTCTTGCGTATACGATGGCATATTCTTCCAGTGTTTTCTCCACTCTTCAATATCAACCTCTTCGTTGATACCAGATTCGCCATCTGCCATAAAAGAACCTAGGCTAGTCGGCAGATTTTCATCATTGACTTCGCCTAGGTAGTTGTCGTACTCGGCCGACTCTTTCACTTCAACTTTTCGCTTTTTGTCGCTCATAATATACCTTCATCATTTTAGTTGTTATTATACACCAATTCGAGGTGTTTGTCAAGTCTTTTTCTTTAATTATATGCCCATACGATATATGAACCATTTTCCCAGATTTCTTGTTCGTGTGCCCTACGATTTATCAGTCCTTGATTGAACTTTCCATCAGCACATACAAATCCAATCTTTGGGTCAAATGCTTGTCGTATGAACTCCTTCTCGTCTCCTTTATTCAACGCTTTGAGGGCCGCTGAATTTCTGAAAGCATCTCTGCCTACATTATATATCAGTGACACTAAAGCATCTCTTTGGTGTACGTTTAGTTTATAGGTAACGTGCTTATCGATATAGCCATTGGCCTCGAGAAGTTTGTATACCATAATTCGTTCTGCTTCTTGTATATTCGACTTCTTATCTGTAAATAGATATGCCTTAGTGCCATAACCTTTTGCTATATGGCCAACATCGTCATATTCTAATACTTCAATTTCTCCGTCAAGCAATGGTTTATTCTCCATTGTCTTTATGAACGTAGTCAGTTCCTCAGAGGGTCTCCAGTATTTGCTAGAGTTTTTAGGTTCAGCGATTACTTTCTTAATATCTGAAACTGTAACTTTTGCGGCAACTGAATCCTGAGGTAAACAACCTGACAGTGCCCAGACTAACATAATCATCAAGAGGGCGAATGAAAAAACTTTAATAATCATTCTAGTTCCTTATGTGAAATAATAGTATAGCAGTCCAAAAGTTGATACGAGTGTAATCACGGAGTTCGTGACAACGATGGACATTTTCTTCCAACGGGTTCCTACTAATACCCAGATAAGCCCACCCGCTATCATAAGATAGGGGCCTTCGGGATGATATCCGAGACTGTTTGCTAATGCACCAATAATGACAACGCCAGTACCAGTCCATTCTAAAAATTGTGTAAGCATTCTATTGTAAACCATCGCTTCAATTCGACTTAATTTTTTCATTACGAAACTCAAAATCAATCAACCTATCCTTTCACTTATAAAAGGGGTGTCGTGACACCCCCCAGATTTATCTACTTAGCAAATCTTTTAGTCTCGTGTGAATAATTTCCATAGTAAAACTGCTGAAATTAGTCCAACTAGACCTGCGGCACCTAATTGACCAACAATACCGAGAACGGTTCCGATAACGTCACCGCCTAAGAAAGGTACTGTACCACCGAAGGTTATTTGCAATACGATGGCTAGGGCAATTAAAGACACACCAACTTCTTGTGCGCCTTTGACGCCGTTTAAGATTTTATCTAACATAAACATCTCCTATATAAACCTCCTCGCTTTTTATACTGGTCGTAAGAGCAAACCCAGTCTCTCGTTCAAACAACAAGGTGAGAGTTCCTTAAATATTTATCTCTTGAGTCGAGGTTTATAGACTCAATTTCTTCTCTTTTAGAGTTTTTTTCACCGCGGCGAGGCTGTCCTCGTTCGCTTGATAACGTATACCAATACCGCCGTTGGCTTCCCATTGGGCGATATTACTTGGTTTATCGTCAATCAGAATATTTGGTTTCCCATTGAACGTAGCCCATTTGGCCTTATTACTGGTGAATATGAGATTTTTCTTTTTGGGTGGGGTGAAGCCATTTTCTTTCAGCCAAACTTCCTTCCAATAGGCAGAATTTCGTGCATCTCCACGTAGCGGACTTGAACAAATTCCCCAATCTTCTCCAGCAAGTTCTTTAACAAACTCAACTAATTCTTTAGATGTTGGATATTGCTCTAATGTATTAAAGAAATCAGTTTGTTGTAGTTCCAGTATTTTGGCCTCTACATCATCGATTTCTTTCCAGTGATTTACTCCGTTTTTCTTAGCGAATGCTTTAAAGAAGTTCGCAATAACTCCATCCATATCTAAATAAACAATCATATTTTTATCATTTTCAACTTTCTTAATCTTTATCATACTACTATTATAGCAGGTTTCGGCCATTTGTCAAGTCTTTTTTTCATCTTTTTTGTGCTTCCAGACCTCTTTTATCTTCTTAATTCTAGTCACTTTCTTCACCATTCCCTTTGGAATTTGATGTATTGTGCCCACACATTTGTCTGGCCTCACTGTATCGGTGAGGTACATACACAAATCATCATCTAGGAAATGAATCCCATATGTCTCGAAATAATCATTTTCGATAGGCAAATCGCTCAAATCGTGCCAACCGTCATTATATGTACAGGCATCCAACCATTCGACTTTGACTAGCCATAGTGGAGGGTGTTCGTGTTTCTTCAGATTATCACAACTCATATTCAGCCTTTTCCCCGATTTAATTGGTGAGTTCTTCGTCAAGTGTTTCACGTTGCACTCTGCAACTTTCCCATCAAGACTTTTGCTTGTTCCGGACTTCACTCTTTGCCCTTATGCACTCAAGAAGTCCATTAATTCTCTTGTTACTTCAGCCTTCTTTTTGACTTCTTTTGATTCTTCCGTAATTTTTGGACGCTTCGATTCTATCTCTTCTTTGGTGATTGTCGCTGAATCACTATCGACAAATACACCCTTTTTAGGATATGAGAAGAATCCGAATCCCAATTCTTTCTGACGGAGTTTCGCATTGAATTTAACGAAATCCCCAACCTTTACATCTGCCTCTAAGAAGAATGCTGGTACAGTACCGAAAACTCGATACCCCTTGAAATCTTCTATTAGCATCTTATATGTATACGCTGACCATCGGCTCTCATATTGCTTAATAGAGACTACCTCTCCAATGACTTCGCCTTTTCCATCGACCATTGGGACTACCCGCTCTAATCGGGCTTTGTTCTTTTTGGCCCAGTCCTCGTCTTGCTTAAAACACTTTATTACCGCGGCCATCTGTTTGCCAGAGGCCGTCTTCCATTTCTCCACGTTAAAGAGAACGTCTTTGATGAAGGGATTGGTCCCTTCGTAGGAGGCCCGTATTTCGAGAAATTTCTCTACATCTACACCCCCTAAGTCGCCTTTGACCTTCAAATCTGTCATAGGATTCTCCTCATTATTTATAGCGATTTTACTCATTTTATAAGTCTATTATACTGTACCTGGTGCCCTTTGTCAAGTCTTTTTTGCTCTTTTTTTGTTGTATTTTTGCAACAATTGGCACTAGTGCCAATGCTGTTTGGAACTAGTTATAAAGCACTTTGTAACTAGTTACAATATAAATACTTATTAGACCACTACATTCGGGTTTAAATAAATAAGATTATAAAGGAGTACGTATAATGAAGCACATCAAGGAATATTTTCCGCTCATCGTGAGCGTATTTGTAATGCTAGTAATCAGTTTTGTAGCAATGCCCGTTATAGCAGGCAATCACGATGACCATAATCGGAACGAGGGCAGTGGAAGTAAAACACCTATGCCAGAAGTTCAAGGTGAGAAAAATCCAATGAGTAAATGGCCTGCGTTTTATGACTGTGGTCCATCCCCAATAATTCACGAACTAATTAAACGAAATGGTGAAATGCCAATGGTTGAATCCATTGGAGTTCTTCAAATCCCAGGTGATACACCACAAAGTCCGCCTCGAATGATGCAGGCTCCCATTACTCAATATTTTAATGGGAAAACAGGTACGTATACAATAGTATCCAATTTTCAAAATGGATACTCTTGCATATTGTTGTTTGGTCACGGCCTCAAACCCGCTGGCGGAGTTAGTACATCAATGCCACCAGGAGAATGGAAGAAGAAATTAAAAGAACCAGAAAAAGTCAAGCCAAACGATATCAAGCGTATTGATAATGGCACAGAGCAAATGGCAATTTTAACAAATTGGTGAGATGCTTTCTCTGGATTTCTGAAGATGATGAAGGAAATCAAATCTATACCATAAGGTGTTCATTTTGAAACCACTAGGAAATGAAAGACGGCATTCTCTGTCTAGAAAAGATGAAAAGGCACAACGCAAATCAGTTAAAGCGAAAGGGCGTCAGGCTGCCAGAAAAGAATTAATGTCCAAGGCATATCCTGCCATTAGACATAAAATCATTGACGACCCCAAATGGGAGTGGAGACACGAAACAAAAAAGGAGCCCAACTAAGGGCTCCTTTCTCTTTGTGTGTATCGTTTTAGAAAGAATATCTAAATCCGACAGTATACACTTGTGAGTCGCTGGTATCATCAATATGTTTACCATTGACAAAGGCACTAGCCGAAGAACTAAACTTATGTTCTGCTTCTGCTAGATATGAATCGGCACCATCAGCGATAGTTTGATAACCACCCTTCAGAGTAACCTTTCCAACATCCATAGAAGCAACACCAGTTATAGAATCCGTTGTAGTACCAGCAGAAGTTTTATCCTGCTCGAATATACCTCCAACAGTTACCGGACCAATATCAGTAGTAGCACCACCTAATATTGTACGGATACCTGTATTTTCGTCTTTTGCGTAAGCCGATACAAGATTAACACGACTGAAAATTGTGTGAGAATAACCAACTTCCCACGAATCAACACTATCTTTACCAGCAGAGCCATCTACAACGGCACTTGCCGCTAGATTGATATCATCTCCAAGAGATAAGGATACTTTCGCAGTGTTTGAATTGCGAGTCGCATTCCTACTCGTTAAATCTGTACCTTCTGCGAAAATGCCTACAGTGGCTTCACTGATACTATCTTGTATGTTTTGCATACGGCCTAAGGATAACGTGACGTTTTCTGTGCCAATACCTACAAAAGCATCTCTAGTTGTGAGTGCGTTTGGTCCGCTTGGGTCAACGTCTGCCGACAATGTACCGAAAATACGAGGTCCAAGTCGACCCTCTTCTGTAGACGAATTAACATCGGTACTAAACCTAGCACCAATAATTGTTCCTTTCGCTACGATTTCCGATGTACCATTATCTGACACCTGTAATCCTTGCTCGATAGACCCGAAAACAGAGGTGTCTGCTCTAAGGCCAGTAGTTGTCATTAAGACAATGCCCATCATTAGGGCGATTTGGGTTTTTTTCATAGTTCCTTTCCGTTCATTATTACATTAAAAACCATCAATCCTTCGATGGTTTGTCACCAAATGGTGACATAGGAGGTCGAGGCGGATGACGCACTTCTGGGTTATCCTCCTCCACTCCAATTCTTTCACTATCTCCGAAGAGCCTTATGTATTCAGAGTCCTTTGTCCAATCAATGGCATCGGCCCTAATTACACTGTCTCGTAATTCGTCTTTAGTCATATTATTCCTGCTATTTTATTTATACTATTTTTTTCTAGGCGGGTACTTATATTCGGTGGGTTATGAACCCCCTATGGGGGGTTCATTTCCATTATAAATGAAATCCGTAATCTTTTTCATCAAACGATGTGTGAGTAACGTGATATTTTTTCTGTTTAAAATATGCTTCAGAATTAACACTCTTGTCACAAATATACAAATCAAAATGAGGCTTTTCTCCCACAATCAAATCGTGAAATTTAGCACCCCAATCTTCGAGTTGCATTAATGTATTGCTTCTCCAATCCATTCCTGACGAACCACCTCGACCTGTCCAGTATGTGATGATGTGTCCCTCATCATATAATTTGTTTATCTCTTTGATTCTATCTGGATATGGTTTTGCTTCGAGATAGGCGTGGTCATCAGATTGTGTGCATATCGTACCATCGATATCCACGAAAATCAACTGCTTCTTGCTCAAGACAATACCTCCTCCGAGTCTATTCGGCCCGTGGTCTCATTTCTGGTTTGCTTTAGTCGTTTCATAATAGTTCCACAAACAATAACATCCTCTCCAAGTTTCTCTAGTCTATTAACGATATCAGCAACTTTTTCGGGGTCGACCACCATTATCATCCCGATTCCATCATTAAAGACTCGGACCATTTCTTCGTCCGATATCTCACCCTTCTCTTGAATGAACTTAAACTCTTCTGGTTTAGTCCAATTATTGTTCCAGTTCGGGCGTAAATTTAAATCTTCTCCTAAAAGCCTAAGAAGATTATCACGGCCACCACCAGTGATATGACAAATACCTTTAACATACGGTGCGAATTCTCGTAATATGGACAACACTGTATTAACATAGATTCGTGTTGGCGTTAATAATCGCTTGAGCATATCTGGGTGTGAGTCAGTATACAGATAACGTCTGTCTTGCCAAACTTTTCTAATCAACGTATATCCATTAGCGTGAAACCCACTAGACCTTAAGCCAAGCATTACATTTCCAGCAACAATCTCTTTTCCATCTATATAGTTCGCTTTGGGACAAGCACCGACACCAAACCCTGCAATATCGAAAGTTTTTATGTCAGGATGTATAGCAGTCTCACCACTGATTAATGGTGGACTCCCTTCTAATCCTTTTAGTGCATCACGAATGCCGTCTATCAATTCTAGATATATATCATCAATCTTAGGTACTGCTAGATAATCATTCATAAACAGAGGCGTTGCTCCGCTACAAACTATATCATTAAACACCATTGCTACTAGGTCTTGCCCTAGGTTCTTGATGCTTACTCCCTCAACATCTGAATTATCTTGATATAACTTAATCTTTGTTCCTATTCCATCACAACCTGATACAAGGTAGTCTGAACCAACATCAAATGCTCCAGAGTGTCCTCCCAGCCAGGGCATTCTCATAGCCAATTTTACGTTAAACAAGTCTTGTTCGTGGAGATTAACTCCTACTGATTCATAATCCATTTACCACCTTCCGTCAGGACATTTGCTTGATGCTAATCTCGTTTTGGCTTTGAGCATACATCCGCAAATATCACAGTAATTAATCCAACCTCGTGAGAACAAGTCCCGTGAATGAGGACATTTCTTACAAATTGCCAAACGCTCTTCCGAGAGTTGTTTTGCTTCATCACTACTTATATTCATTACTGATTTGCCTACTGCCGACCAATCGGCAGCCTCTTCTTTGCAAGTCGGACAATGTTTAACATCATACGTCTTTAGAGTCCAAGGATTTAGGCCTTTCTTCTGTTTAGCCATTAGACAGTAACATCTACTCGATATTTTGGATGCTCTTTCCCTTTAACTACAATATAAGGGAAGGGTTTAGCAAGGTCAGGATTGTCCTTTTTCTTCTTCTTCCACTTGTCCCAAATCTTTGCTGATAACTCATTACGCTTATCTTTAGCGTCCATCTTGTTATCAAAATCAACAGCCACAACTTTTCTCGTTGCTACGTTTTTGACATTATAAATGTCTCGGTTCGCAGTTATCTGCATAGGTCATTCCTCTCGTTTAAGTTTAAGTCGTTGCTCTTTTGCAACCCGTCTAATGCCTTCCTTTTTCTTTCTTGCCCGCTTCTCTGAAGGCTTCTCATAAAATTTACGTAAGCGGAGTTCTCTAAATAATCCATCCTTTTGAAGTTTTTTCTTTAGAACTCTAAAAGCCTTTGTCACGTTACCGTGACGAACAACTACTTCCATCTACATCCTTCCTTAATCTCGCCAACCCTCACCCTTAATTAGGTGATTTAGACGATGTTTAAATATTGTAAACCACAATTTCAATAATGAATCTTCCTCATATTCACCGACATCTCTTACCATTAATTTGTATTGTCTATTATGAGGGTCACTTGGAGCCTGTAATTCTTTAAGAATTCTTGGAGGTATCATATGTTATCTGCTTCCGATTTATCCAACCTTAGTTCTTGAAAGATTGGTAAAAACAACGACCAACTGTCGGAGTTCTTATCTTTAATTTTTTCATTGTACTTAACTGAAACTATCTTGCCAACGTAATCTTTAAACGGTTTCTTTCTATCTTCGTCTGTAAGTCCAGAGCCAACATTCACTGTGAGGCTTCCATCTTTCGATACACACGATAGGGAACCTACCAGATGCTCGTATTTACCAGTGCCATAATTTACTGCTTCCACTAAGAGGTCTGCCTCTAATTCTGCTTTCATCTTCACTTGATATTTAGAACGCTTATTTTCCCAAGGAGAATCACCATTCTTTACGATAACTCCCTCTTCGCCATCTGCTAATGCTTCATTGAATATCACTTCGGCATCCTCATAAGAGGCTACCATTGCAGTTTTAAGAACCATTATCAGTTGTTTTTCTTGTACATTATACACTGCATCCATACGTTCTTGTAATACATCTAATCGGTCAAAGTAGGGTATTGCAGAGAATCCTTTTTTGAAATGTTCTAACGGAATCATATCCCAACACATTAATCTAACTCGTTTAGTTTCCTCTGGTGTTATAGTACCCTTTACTGCTTTATTTAGGATTCCATTACCAGTTTTTCTGTCAAGAACTTTCTCTTCCTTCTCATCCAGGACCAGTAGTTCACCGTCAAGGACAGCACCGTGAAAATGATTTAAGTTGTCCAATGTTGCAGACTTGTAGAATACTGTTTTCACAAAGTTATCAAAATGTCCATCTAACATAATCTGCTTGCCATTTCGAGAACGTACATCTACATTACCCTCTTTATCGATGATAATATTTGCTCTCATACCATCCATTTTCGTCTGAAGGAGAGCGGGATATTTGATGGCCTCGAAACTTTTTTGGTTGAAAGCACTCGCTAACATACAAGGATAGGTTTCGATGAAATCCTTACCAAATACCTTGTTCACCGTTTTGATGCTCACACCACACTTCAAATCCTTCGTTATCACACGCTTTATCACCTCAGCGTTTTCATCTGTTAATGATACTAGAATCTTCTGGAGATGCTCTATGGCCGCATTACCAGTGTACTCTCGTTTAGTCAATGGTACTAACTGGTCTAATGCCCAATCAAGCGTCTTGGTAGTCATTTCACAAGACCTCTCGAATTCAGGAATCTTTCTCTGATAATACTGGGTATAAGGGTCTAATGCGGCCTTCAGAACTCGTTTCAGTTGCTTATGTTCCTCATTAATCGTGAGGACAGTCTCTTTAAACAATCGTGAATTATCACTTTCAAGTCTCGTTAAAATCTCGTGAACTTGCTCTGGTATTACTTTCTCGCCATATGAGTCAAATGGCACACCATCTCTTAATTTGACCATATCTTCTTTAGTTGCTGGCATCATATATACATCTCCAATATTATGTCTTTAAGTATCTTACTAGACTATTATAGTCTCCTATGAGGTGTTTGTCAACCATTATTTGCGGTACAGTACGAACTTCCTCACCTATTTCGTGGAAAAACTCTCCAAGAGATATTTGAACTCCTATCTCTTTGTATTCATAGTCTAAACCCTTACTTTCCAAGAGTTTCTTCGCTTCTCTACAAAAGTGGCATCCAGGCTTGCCGTATACGACAAACTTCTCGTATTCCATCATTATTTTCCTCCCAGTTTGCTCAAAAACAAATCTAAATCTTCTTCCAGCATATTGTATCTTAAAACCTCTTCAAATGATTTCAGTAGTTTTTTCATTGCAACAATATCTTTTTTCTTATTGTGATGGAACATACCATAATTATCTTTTGATGTACCAACACCTCGTTGTTCTAACATCCTACTAATATCACTATATTGTTCTTTTAATGCTTCTACTAGAATCTTATCACTTGCATCATACCCTATATCGACTTTCATAGATTCACCTTCCATTAGAAATCTGTAATAACATCGGTTAATCTTGATAGCCTATTCATAATGAAATAGTCATACAACTTTTTCCTAGAGCCTTTCGGTTCTTTACTGAACGCTCGTAGTATATCATCTATCAGTAATTGTGGAATTTTCTCGAGGTTGACCAGTTTATCATTTCTCTGCCATCTCAACATCATTTCATCTGTTGTACAAATTTCTTCGGGTTTTTGTGTAAGCCACACTTCGAGTTTTTTCTTCGCAACTGGAGTTTGTCGAACTCCCTCTACAAGACAATCATCTTGCGATAAGAAGTTTGGTATTCCATCACCCCTATCACCACGTATAGTATGTTCTTTAAGATATGCTATCGGAGATGGGTGCCTCACAAACTTCTTTTGCATAGGAGAATATTGCTGAACTCCTTTGTATTTGTGTAACTGAATAAAGTCTTTATCGGATGAGAGAATAAGAATTTTCTCTTCGGCGTGATGGTACTTACATATCACACCAATGACATCATCTGCCTCAGCACCCATAACTTCAATGTATTTGTAGGGAAAGAACTCTTGTAGGTCTGACCGTAGTGTATCAAAGATTTTAAAGATAACTTCCCAATCAAAAGGAGACTTCTCTCGTCCCGCTTTACGACCTGCTTTGTATAGAGGAAATACGTCCTTTCGCCAGTAGTGTCTACTGTCGTTGCATATTACTAATTCACCATAAGTCTTATTGAATTGCTTCCTATAATTCCGAAGTGTATTCAATATCATATGTCTTAACAAGTCCTCTGATACGTCTGCCTGTGTCTTGGCGTTCATCATCAAGGACCCAATCATTACTTGATTAAAGTCTACTAGTATCATTTTTGTGTCCTCTCCCACTCATCCATTAATTCATATATGAAGTCACGTAAAGAATCAAAATCTTTGACTTTAACATCTTTGATTTCAAACATATGCCCATCATTCTTATATTTTATGTGACCAATCTCTAAAGAATTCTCTACCTTTTTCTCTGGCGGATTCTCTTTCTCATTAATCTCATTCACGAATTCCATTTTAGACTACCTTCAGTTCGTTAATAAATTGTTTGGTCGTATCGATAATTCTCCACTCTTCAATCTGCTTATTTAATGCCGTGCCCTCATCTATCAGTTTAGACATCTCATCCTGGCAGAGGGAATAAATTGGCATTTTGATTAATATATCTATTATATCAGGTTTAAAGGTCTTTGTCAACTCTTTTTTGATGGTTTCTCGATTCTTGTTTTTGAATTCGAGTTTTCCGAAGATAACCATTTCGATGAACCGTACCTTTGCTTGAATCGTTCCAAGCCTGGAGGTGCCTTCTTCGATGAGATATTCGTATCTTTCTTCGTATTTGCCGATTCGATAGTCGCAGAAGTCTTTGATGATTCCAATAGGTGAGTCATATACTTTCAACTTTCCTTCGTGGTCGATGACCGTAATATTCTCGTTAATCTTTTTCTTTAGTTTGAATAGGGTGACAATCTGGTGGTCTTTCATTTTCTTACCACGCTTGAGTGTCACATCGAAATTGAATCCCGTTTTATCACATTTATCTGTATACGATACAATCTTTCCAGTGTCCTCTAGTTTATCGAGGATTTGAACATAGGTTTCTCTATTGAATCCAACTGGAACCTCTGTAATCTCTAACTTAGTTTGCCCCGTTAGTGTGAAGTTGCCCTCACAATAAACAGAATCTAGTTCTTCATAAACCTTTCCAGAAAAGTCTGGGAAGTATGGAAGGAGTTTCTCCTTATCAATATTCTTGCCTCTCAAATATGCTTGACATAACTTCGCAACCTCTTTCGGATTGCGAGGCTGTATCTCTGTAGCAAATCCGACAGCGATTCCTTTGATTCCATTCACTAGCACCCACGGAATGATAGGCAGATAGAATGCTGGTTCTGGGTCTTCCGGGTCGATGCTCTTATCAGCCACCATTGTATCAGCAAAATATGTCTCAAAATTATCACTCATTTGGACATACGTGTATCGTGGTGCCGCGGCATCTGGTACCAGTCTCGACCCGAAACTCCCCTCACCCCTCAATAATGGTATATTATTCGAGTGAGACTGGACCATTTTCGTGATTGCTTCATTCAGAGAGGCATCACCGTGATGATAATTAGCACTTGAGATTGTGTTACCACTTAATGAGGCGGTCTTGATACGATTCGATTTGGCCGTTTTCAATGCTGTATACAGAATCTTCCTCTGTGATGGCTTGAGACCATCAATCATATGAGGAATTGCCCGTGAATACAGAACGTACTTACTATAATCTTTATATTGTCCGTCTATCAGTTCAGTTACATTCATTGCATTAACCATTGTTTACGTGGGATTGAGTTTTTCCCAAACGCTGTTTCGAGTGAAGAACCCGCTCCACTGTCGTAGTCAATGACCTCCGTCACTGGGTCGTTTATCATCAAGTCATATTCATCTACTGATAAACTACCTAACCCCTTATTATACTCTATTTTCCAGTCCGTGTCAAGTCTTGCCTCCTCGAAATCTTTCAGGTCATAGTATCGCTTGACTGCCTTCCCCTTCTTGGCGATAACGATTGGAGACTTAATCAGTAGCACTCGGCCATCCTCGAACAACTCTTTCCAGTTAGAAAAGAAGTTGACCAGCAGAGCGGCGATAGAGAATCCATCATAGTCGGCATCTGCAAGTATTCCTATTTGACCATAGTTCAAATCAACTGCTGGCTCACCCAGTTCCAATCCTATAATGGACATCAATTCAGATAATTCTTTGTTCTTCATAACCTCGGTGGGTTTTAGTTCTCTTACATTACGCACTTTACCACGCAATGGGAATCCACCGTGGATGTCTGTTTTACGTACATTGATTAGATTGGATATTGCTGATTGGCCTTCTGTGATAAACAAAATCTTATCATCAGGATTCTTGGAAGATGCAGAGATATGGGTAGCAACCTTTTTCTTCTTCATACCCTTGTTGGCTTTTCGTAAGGCTCGTGCCTCTGCCAACTGCTTTTTCAGAAGGAGCGTTTCGATAATAGGTTGTATTATCTCATCATTCCTTAGAATTCTAGCAATGAATTTCTCATCAAGGAGCCCGTCAAAGATTGGTTTGATATCGTTTGCATTGTTGGTGAGGCGTTCCTTCGTTTGAGAATCAAATTTTGGGTCGCCCACTGAATTCGTGATAGTCACGAATGTGAGGTGATTTTTAATGTCTGATGGACGTACTGTGAGGCGATGTTTCTTTTTAATAGCCTCTTTCAGTGTCCAAGAAATATCACCAGAGACAATATCACAATGTACTCCACCTCCGAAAGTGTCAATACCATTAATGAATGATATATGCTCGTAAGTCTCGGATGGAATAACTGCCACCTTGAATTTAGGTGTTTCAATAATTTCATAGTTATCGCCTATTTTCTTTAGATATTGCTTAAACGTGGATGCTTGAACAACACGACCATTGTATTTAAATCGTATCTTAGGAAAGCATACAGCCAAATCGTGTACTCGTTTTTCAATCAGATTTTTATGGTCCTCAGTAATTTTGTTCATACCGAGTCTCTGAAAATCTGGGAAAAATGATACGTTGGTACCAATTGGACCTTTCGACTTCGTAATCTCTGTATCTATCTCACTCAAATTATTAGAACAATGGAGTCTGAAATGCTTTTTGCCATCGTCTGTGTGAGCGATAAATTTCTTAGATAAGATATTAACTAGAGTTGAACCTAGTCCGTGCGTCCCGATTGAAACGTGACCATCATCTTCAAAATTGGCTCCAGCACGTAGATTCGTGAATGCCAATTCTGCTTGGGTTTTCCCCAACTCTGGAACATCTACAACAGGAATACCACGACCATTATCTGATATGGTAATCTTGCCGTTATCTTCTAGATAGATTTTAATCTCGTTTGCAAATTTGAAATTGGTCCTGAAGCCTTCATCAATACTATTCGATACAATCTCATCAAATAGTTTCAAGAATGCTGGTACAATCTCAACGGATTCTTTCACAATTGACCCGTCCCGCATCACCCATTTGTCGTGAGAACCAATAGTGGTATCTCCGACATACATTCCTGGGCGATGCAGAACGTGTTCAATTTCAGAAAGAACCTTTACATCGTTCTTTCGCATCGTCATAGACGTTCCTTATTCAAAAGTTGGATAAGTTATGCCTTCATCGGTAAAAATACTAGTTGGGAAACCAATACTCTTTACGGAGTCTAGTCTGAATGAACGCCAGCCATCTGCTGGAATATCATATACTGCTAATGTGTGGGGATTTGGTGCCTTCTTGCGTTTCTCTGGCTTATCTGCGGCCATACCTGGTGGCACTCGCTGGGTGAGAACTTCGTTGAGCAAGGTACATTCCATCACTCGTTCAGTTCCGTCTGCTTTGGTAAACGTAACGGTCGCTACGTCATTCCGTAGCATTTCTACTACGTCCTCTCGTGTGAGGTCTTTTTCGAGACCTTCTTCCGTAACAAAAATCTTATAATTTGACATAATCTAATCTCCTTCAGTCACTTCTTCAATTTATAACACCATTATACTAGGAATGGTGCCGTTTGTCAAGTCTTTTTTTGAACTATTTTCAATTCTTTTGCTTTTTTCTCCTTTCTGGCTATCAATTCCTTGATATGGTCGCTCTGGCCAGAGCCACCATTCGTATTTGTATACACTCTAGGCATAACCTCTACCAATGGCTCATCGTGACACTCACAATCTGAACCACAGCATATACACTCTTCTTTCGGCATCCCACAGGTACATTCTTGTGACCATCTTGGGCTAACGGCTTCTATCGTCATTCTTCATCTCCTTCGGGTCAGCATCATATCTGCCGACTGTAACTTCTTCATCTTCCTCATTTTCATAAACAGAGATTATCGTATTATGGGCCAAATCTTTGATGACCATATGAATTCCTACGTTAACTCCTGCCTTCCAACCACTTCGATAGGAAAAGTACGCACACGCGGCGATACACGGTATAAAAATCATTTGCCACGGCTCTATGTACATAATTTCTCCTATTTGTTGTATATTATACATACATTCGTACCATTTGTCAAGTGGTTTAAGTATTGAACCAACTCCATACTTCTACACTTGGGTGACCCTCTACATTGTCCTGGCCATCATTTGTATGAAAAGTTTGCTCTTTGTGGAATATATCTGCGCCATTTGATTGTTCTGCTATCGTAGGAGTAGACCAATACAAATGACAAGTATGGTTTCCATAGTGATTCCCATTATATAAGACAATAGGATATATTTCACCTTCTATCATACTTATTGTCCCAGAGTTACTAACGTCTGGATGAGAACCGGGAGCCGATGCGATGGCGTTGTTTGCTGTAACACTCGTTTCAACTTGTGTTGGATTCTGGCTCGTTGTTCCTATCCACAGATAGATGGAGTCATCTCCTACTACTCTGAATGTATACGTTTCTGTCGATTGTGCTTTAAAATATCCTTTTATTCTATGTGACCGCTTATTTGTATTATCATCAAGTATTACTGCCTTTGCTGAATATTGTTGGTCAATGGCGTTAGTTTGCCAAGTGTTGCCTGCATATGTGTATGTGTAATTTCCCCAAGAACTACTTTGACATTCCATCCAATTTCCGAAATCAAGTGTACAAAGCCATTCTTCGGTTCCAGAATAACCTAAATTTCCACTTCCATCACAATGAGATGGGCAGTGTCCGTTATTCCAACTACCACCACCTGTAGATGTACAACCACTCGGATTACCATTGTAGGCACTATTTCCCTGTCCGTTAGAGCCACCGCCATCACACCACCCTGCATTGACACAAGTGGAGTAACCCGAATTACCGCCATCGGAGCAGTAACCGTAGCCTGCATTGTACAAAGTTGAAAATGAATTATTACCATTATAAGCAGGGTCCCATTTATTTGGACTAATTTTCCATCTAGTATAATCTATCCCTTGTTTCCATTCCCATCTGTCCCAAACAGCCGTCATTTTATAATAGATGTGTTCCTGTTTTTTTATTCCCAGTCTCAATAACTCTTGTTTGTCATCGGCAAAATACATATATCCGGTATCGTCAGTATGAGGTATCTCGCCCGCTAATGTCCATATACCACGTATGTGGTCTGAATCAGAATGATGATAAGTTCCATCGAACCAAGCAGGTGAACGATATATCCTATATCTGTCTGGAGTACAGAAAGTTCTACCCGTCACAAAATAATTTTGCTGTACTGCTAAGAAACGTATCAAAGGATTGTGTTCAGTATTTGTTGGGTCAGAATATCCGAAATTCATCATTGGCTGAGTCAAACTAGCAGTAGTACCAGCAAATCCGTGTGGCGGAAATCCTTGTGTTATATAATCGTCTATTTCTATTTTGACATCGTGTTCGTATGTGTCCCATACTGTATTCCACGTTGTTACAGTTGTTCCGTCCCACGTAAATCCCGCATTTTCACAATCCGTTTGATTAGTGTGTGTTACTACTGTCCAAGTAGCAGGAACGGCCTCACAGGCCGCCTGTGTAATCGTTACTCCATCTGAACAGGTATCAGTTGTGTCTGAACACTCATAAGTCGTAACAGAAGTAGGAACATACTCAGGAACTGGGTTTTCAAAATCAAACGTATTTGTTATCCACCAAGGATGAACCGCTTGTCCGACAGCAGAAAAATCTCCATAACCATTATGATTATCAGTAGCAAGAATTGTTATTGAATTACTTGTTTGCTCTATATGTTTTCCCGGAACGAAATGTGGTGTAGGGGAAGTCATTATATTGTATTGTTTCCACATAGACGTGGTGGGACCCATTGGCAACCAGTTGTTGTCTATTGTATTAAAAGTATTATCATCATCGAACCAAGCCCAGAATAAGTGATTCCATCCACCCACTGTCTGGGTTGTTTCCATACACCATTCTTTAGTAGCATTTGAGTTATAATGATTCCAACTAGCAGTTTCATCATTGTTCACGGAGTACTTACATTTTCCACCATTGTTTCCACCAGAACCTAGACAATGAGAACTGATACTTGATGGATTAAATTGAACTTCCATAAGCCCTAGTTCTTCGTCATTCTTCCTGACACACATAACAGGACCTTTTTGGTCTGTCACTAAAGGATACCACGTAGAAGGATAAGTCCACGTAGAAGGATAAGTCCAAGTCTCGAAAGTCCACACTCCAGATGCCGCCAGACAAAGAGCCTGTGTAATATTTGTTGTTGGGTCAGTATCACAAGAGCCTGCGGCCGCACAAGCCGTAGGATTTGCTGATATTCCGTCAGAACATCCTGAGGCTTGGCAATCAGTAGGATTTGTAAACTGTGGGTCAGAACATCCTGTCCAAGTACAGGTTGGTTCAGTAAGTAATGCCGGGTCAGAACAATGGGCAGGAAAAGTGTCTACTTCTCTACAATATCCACCCATTGAAGAAGCCTCACAAGAACCTTGATTTGTATAAGCCGGGTCAGAACAATGTTGAGTAGTGATGCTATCCCACGACAAAGTGATATATGGAACTCCGTTTAAGTCTTTAGATGGGTCTGATACTGTGCCGTGAGTTTCAGTAAAATTACGAGGGTTCTCTGCTGACTTATGAGTATAGGAAAGAAATTCTTTGCCTAGTAAGACTTGCTTATCAAACGTAGATATTTCATAATATTTTTCTACAAAAGAACTAAGTACCGAAACATTCGTGACAACCTCGTAGATTTCTCCATCAAAGTATTGCTCAAATTCTGATACATTCACGCCCGAGGCGGCACCTTCTCCAGAGAAGAACAGGCGAATAATTCCTAGATTTTCTGGTGAATTTGCTAGCCAATACGGTCCTACAGATGCCGCGAGTTTATTCGCTTTGTCTGTGGCTTCTAACGCACCTGTAGAGCCAGTGACAATTTCTGTCAGAAGCATATTGCCTGCACTTGTAGGCATACCAAAATCTATGACTAAGCCATTAGGGACGGATATTGGTTTATATGTTAGAATATCACTCATATAGATATTTATGAGTTTTCGTTACGGTATTTGGCTATATAATAAGAATCTATGATATCAGACACTGGAGACTGTCCTTTATATGGGTTGAATTCAAATAATTTTGCAAGGTCATCACCAGTCTCTTCTACAAATGCTTCGTACATTAATTCTTTATTGGCGTTACCTTTTCCAGTGGCAAATTTCTTTATTGTGGATGGTGGGAAAACAGACATAGTATTTGCTACTCTTTCTGCTAGTTTAAATTTTAATATTCCTGTATTTTCACCTATATTAAATACCTGTCCTTTAGCACCGAAGGCATATCCTTCGATTCCAATATGATTTCTTTTCATTAGGGCAGTGGGTTGAGCCATAATCCAATCAACGGTCTGATTGGCAAGGTGTGTAAATCGTTCTAAATTATCTGTGTATTCGTATGATAGAAGGCCTTCTATCTTATCGGTGTGCTTGACTGCTAGTTTTTTGTTCTTTGTAACGAACATAAAAGAACAACGGTCATATGTGAAGGGAGATTGTGCTACGCAAACGGCAGGGGATGTCATTGAATAATCTATTCCAATAATCATCATATGATTTCTTCATCAATATCTATTTGGATATCTTCTCCCTGGCAAAAGGGGCATACTGTTATTTCATATAACTCGTCATCTAAATCGTGTTCTATTGTGCAGGTCGCTTGACATTCATCACATTGCACGTTTATTATTATCATTAAAAATACTCCTAACTCTTTAAGTCGTATTTATAACGACAAATTAATATTCAACTACAGAGGTTATACCATTTATGAGTACCGATATTTGTCACGTTAGCATAATCGTGGTTCTCTAACTTTTTCTGTGCCTGGTCGGCACTGTTTCCCTCGTTTGAATAAACAAGGAGAGGAGTATTTGAATTAATATTTGGATGTTCTTTAGCCCACCTGAGAATGTTTACGGAAGGAACATTCACTGAATTGTGTATTCTTCCTCCTGATATGTATTCAACTGGACCTCTCACATCAATAATGTAACCGCCTGCTTTGAAAATATCTTGTATTTCATCACAAGTCATTTTTGTGCCAAGAGAACCGAAAACCTTTTTATTCGTTTTCGCTCGTACTTCATTGGCCATCATTTTTTTTGCAGTTTGCTTATAATAGGCCTGCATTACCTCATCAAACTCACGTGCCATATATTAACTCCAACCCCGTCCTATCATATCATTAGCCTCTCTAGTTTCGGCATCTATATCACCGATTTTACTATGAGATACTGTTATAATTCTTTTCCATTTCTTTGCACCACATTCACACTTATCTATATCTTTGTGCATATCTTCGGACCACTTCATTAGTTCGTTAACGACCTTACCACACTTCTTACATTCAAAATCAAAGTACGGCATTATTTTTCTCCTTAGGTGGTCTATTGTCGAGTGCGTGTTTATATTTAGACCAATTATTATAGTATTTTTTAAAGTTTGTAATAATCTTTTCTAGTTCGTTAACTTCCTTCTTCAGTGCCGTTATCTGTTCCTTTGCTTCCTTTAATTCTTCTTCCATACTTCTCCCTTCCCATCTGTCCCAGTTTCCTGCAATAGATTCCAAATATGAATATATCTCCCGGTAGAAAAGCCCACGCAGAAGTTAAGTATATGTATGTCAGCCAGAGACATTGCCCTCCGAATCCGCTGTAAGCACCATAACGTATATTGCCCTTTGACAATAGATATATCGTTAGGGCCGTCACCGTGTTTGCGGCGATGGCGAGTCCTAGATATGACATTGGTGATTACCTTTCTATACACGTTTCCACTTATTTAAGGCCATCTTTGCTTGTAGTCCCTTAAACGTCCTCGTTTTTATTGATTTGTGTAGATTTTCAATACTCATTCCACTAAGTACCATATCGTTTATATCCTTTTGTGGAATTTTCTCATCCCAGATACATACGGCATAGCCTCTCTCAATAAACGCACCAATTTTTTTGACTATTTCCTTATTCCTATTCTCATTGTCCATCACAATGACAAATTCTGTCTCACTATTTAGATTACAAGAGTTGGATAAATCACTCCCAGCCATAGCAATTGCATTGTCTAGAAAGAGAGAATCGATAGGTCCCTCTGTGACATATACGGGCTTCGACTCATCCATCAACTCCATACCAAATAATTTACATTCATCTTCTGTTATCTTTATAGTTATATAGCGTACAGGATTGTTCGGGTCAAGACTCCTGCCTTGAAATGCCACCATCTTTCCCTTCTTATCAAAGAATGGAATGACGAGGCGACCCTCGTCTTTATCTATATCTTTAAATTTATTCTTAACAATCGAATTGGTCCAGGCTTTAAAAGTCTCTGTGTAGTATAGCCTCTTCCACTGACGTTGTGGTATTTTTCGCTCGTGAACATATAATCGTGCTGGATGATTAATATCACACAACTCCAAGCAAGTAATATGCTTTAAAGGATTAGTCTCAAATACTGGTGTTTTGTTTGTCTTAAAGAAAGCAGTCTGGTCTCCAGCACCAAGAGATATTTTCTTTCCTGCTCCACGAGTGCTAAACTTCTCAAGCACATACTCTTTTTTCAGAGGCGGAGCCACGTGGTCTATTAATTGTGTCAATCCAGTTGCTATTCCACAGTTGTGACATTTATACAACACATCACCCTTATTCTCAAAGAGATATCCTCGTGCTTTTAATTTGTCTTTCTGGGAGTCGCCACAGTATGGACACCTGAAATTCCAGAGTGCTTTACCCTTCTTTTTGAATTGTTCTAGACGAACCCCAAGGATTCCGATGTATTTTGAGTCAATATAATCCATAATGTGTTCATTATACACTACCTATGGCCCAATGTCAAGTCAAATAGTCACAATCATTACAATAATCTATCTCATCCGAGTCGTCCAGGCGGACACACGGTAATATGTTGCTGTAATCGTTGTTTGCTTCAGCGATTTCTTTTTGTTTTGTATGGCATTCCCACTTCAGAGGACACGTACAACAACACACTTTTGGAGTGGAGTTTCGGAAAGGACATATAACAGGTATAATTGGACTACTACAGAATAGTAGTTTGACTTCCTGGGCCATTGTAGTTATCTTCTGATAACTTGAAATACTGGGTCCGTAGGATGTTTCATCAACATACCACCCTTAGGATATTTCTTTGCGTATGCAGAAACTCCTTTAGCCCACTCACCTTTGCCTACAAATGAATTCCAACGTTGGTATTTTTGTCTACCAAGTCTGACTCCATCGTATGTATCACTGTCAGGAGCCGTCCAATAGTTGCTCCCGAATGCTTTACCACAAGGTTTTGTGAATAGGGGTATATCTTTTTTTAGACTTATTGGGGCTGAGCCATCGCCTGCTACGTTAACCTCTATAATATTATCATCAATCATTTCACTTTCTCCAAAAGTACGTATTGTGACATCAATGATTTAATTTGCATTGATTCATCTAACGTCATATTATCATTTATATAATCAATAAATGCTTCATCTAGCAAGACACCATCCGCACCGTGCTTCATCATACCTTCTTTAAATAGAAAATATGCGGCGACCGCTTTACCGAGTTTGCCCTTCATTCCAGGCACTTTCTCTAATAATTGTTTTAACTTACGAAGAAGGCGATGGAAGAGAGTATAATTTTGCTTCTCTTCTGTTGTTGTCCGCTGACGTTTAATAACGTCACCTTTTTCATCAATGATGCCCAACTTGAACGCTGGCCAATCTTCCCAAGGCATTGCTATAAACTTGGCAAACTTGTATACGAAATACAAGTCCATCATTGCTGACCCACCACCTTGGCTCTTTGCTTCTGTTAACATTTGTTCGTCTAGGTCAGTCATTATTTCATATCTTTTCGTATTATGTCTCTTACATTAACATCTATAGTCGTTAACGATTTCATCTCTGGAGTTAATGCGTCTAACTCATCCAAAAATGTAGCGATAATCTCGTGATGTTTCTGGTCAATCTTGTACATCAATATACGTGTACACGGAAAGGGGCCAAAAACATTAACTAATACCAGTAAATGATTCATCAATAAACGACTCTTTAATACTCCAGTATCGCAATACTTTGAGATAAGTCGCTTGATGTATTTTATCCTATTAACATCCTCATAGAATTCTTCACTACCCTCTGTCTGACGGTCCTGATAATTCATCGCCATATAGAACATCATATTTTGATTGTTCAGAGTTGGGAAGTAACTCTCTTTTGTGTTCGGTTTTAATAGCATCATTTACTTTAGGCTCAAGTTTATATGGGCATTTAGGTTCAACTTCTTGTGTAACAATTGTCTGCAATACCTTTAAAAACATTTAGATTGACCAGTAAGGTACACCTTGTGATGTTCCGTGCTGTTTTTTGCCTTTAGGTTGTGGTCCTTCTGACCAAGTTCCCGTATTAGCGTCACGCAACAAAACATTCTTTGAGGTGGCCTTTTGAACTGCCTCCTTAGCCTTTTTGATTATGGATTTTCCTTTTTTCTTTGCCATATGCTCTATGAGTTCCTTTATTAATTTAGATTTTTTCAACCTTCTGTCTAACTCAATACCAATGGTTCTTCCATAATCTTCAAGTTGTTTTTTGGATAGCCGATTTGCCATTTCGACCGCTTCGATATCATCTACTAATGTATCGTGTTTAAGACGTTTGTCCAGTTCAATACCTATGGTACGACCGTATTCTTCAAGTTCGTCTTTACTTAGTTTACCTAGTTGGGTCCTACTTTTGTCCATTTTTTTGCAATTCCTCTATCAATGTATCTGAAGAGGTTGCAGTATGGTCTTTATAAGTCGGGACCTCCCTTCTGTACTTCGTATTTTCTGCTAATTTCTCGTTCTGTAAATGAACGGCCTTCTTCAACGCTTCGTCTGGCTTATGTGTTTCTGGTAATGCCATAATATTCTCCTTATGCGATATAACAATTAAGTTCATATCCGTGTTTACCTTTTCCGTAAATCTGGATTTGAAGTTTCTTTTTTTGCTCTTTGCCCCGTTTGGTTAAGGAAATCTTAAATGTGTTAGTCTTTCCTTCACTTGGTTTGCGAGGTCCTGTAGCGATTTGGTTGAAATAATCATCCATATCCACTTCATATCCTTGCTTGTCTGCCACTTTAAGGGCCTCATCCACAGCAGAACTATAAGTCTTATGGTCAATTTTGTACTTGGCTTTCGCTTCGTCCACTTCACCAGGAGTCTTATCTTTATAATTCTTTGTTGTTTCGTCAGTTCCAAATTCTAGAGCCTCGGGCATATCTAACGCTTCCCGAAAACCACTGAATGATTCGTTTTTAGCCGAACTGACTAGTTTCTTATAATAAGGATTAATGTTTTTATACATCCACTTATTATCTTTTTCAGAAGTGTGACCTTGCTTTCTATTACGCTTTAGAATGGCTTCGACTTCTTTAACTTCTTTTGGAGTACCAAACGCTTTTGCTAACAGGAGATAGTTTTCGCTGTGTGCGTTACCATCTTCGTTCTTCTTATACTGCTTGAGCAATTTCTTATTGTTCCCGGTCTGCGCCTCCTTTCTCAATCTAGGCTCCCTGCGATTAACGGAAGGGTCCTCGTTGCGTAGATTGTCTCTATCGTTATTCATAGGATTATTGTCTTTGTGACCAACATCCTTTCCTTCTTCGCAGTCATCACCCATAACTCGTCTTGCCTTGTTTCTTGAGGACCTTCTAGCGATTTGTTCGGGCTTTCCTTGATAATCATCATATTCCTTACGATAATTTCGTGCTCCTTCATTGGCTTGTGCCAACGCATCCATTAGTCCTTCATTGGCCTGTTTCAACGCATCCATTACTTCTTGTTCGTCACTGAGGCCTCTTTTGATTCGTTCAATCTTTTTAGTAGCACCTGTCATATTGCCACCCATATCGTGGGCAATCTTAATGGCTTTCTTAATCTGTGAGGATGAATATCCTTCTTCGATTTCATCATCTTCAGATACTTCCAATGCTCGTTGAGCCTTGACTAATTTCCTACGTCCATCTCCGCCAGCAGTACGTCTAGAACCAGTGTTCCATTCAGCCATCGCTTCTTCGTTTGCTAGTTTCAACGCATCTGCTACAATAGGGTCATCACCTAATCCCTTTTTAATTTTCTCAATCTGTTTCCAAGCCTTGGTCATTTGACCACCACTCTTCTTCGCAATCTTCAATGCCTTAGCGATTAGCCCTTTGGGAAACTTGCCTTCCGTGATATCGTCACGGTAATCTTTAAATTGTGTCGCTTTCATTTTACGCACCTTCCTTAGTTCCTTATATTCGTCGGTTGCAAATTCCCATTCGGCCTCAGTCATTGTACGACCTCGCTTGGATTTTAAGATTGCTTTATGTTGTGATGTGCCCATTGTCATATCTCTATTATACTCTATGTTCCATCAAAAGTCAACCCTTTTTTGGTTTATCTGTGTCCCTACCATATCCAATCATAGATTCGATATCTTTGTTTTGTATACTAGTTACTTCAGCGGCCCCCATATCCCAGACACCTATATTTGGTCCTGTGTCTAAGTCGTAGTACGCTTTCTTTTGTTCTTGAGTGGCAGCCACACGAGTCAACTGACGGAGTTTTCCATCAATAATCACTCTTACTGGTCCAGCATCAAGTCGATTCAATAGTTCCTTTTTATTCATAACGGTCACCTTTTTAATCCTTTTTTCGCACCCCTATCAACGAGGCTCTTCAATAAGTCGCCAGTTGGAATATTATCTACAATCCATCTATACAACTGTTTCTGTATACTCTTTTCTTTCTTTATACTCTTCCCTCGCTCTTTGAGAGTTAAGTATTTAAAATCTTTTATTACACCATCGTTCTTCTTGCCAGTAATAGCAGAGATACGTTCTGCTTTCTTACTGTCTCCATACCATATAGTATTCTCTCTATTATTTAGCACTACGTGGATTTGTCCATTAATGGCTAATTTCTTACCATATCCACCAATATAGTCGTACATCGTCTGTGCCGCACCCCTATGGGTTTGTAACATAATATCTTCTGGTACGATACGACCTCTTGATGGGTCCAAATTGTTACTTAATGCTATCTTATAATTTGTTAATATCCATACTATATGTATATTCGCAGGATTATATCCTGTAAGTAATAATTTAGGCATAAACTTAGCAATATCATTGATATTTTTTGCTGTAATATCAAACATTATATTAGGAAGAATCTCTTTTTTAACCATTCCATCTAACATCTGATTCAGAGTCTTATCCTTGAGCCCGATTTTCTCTACAAATTTATGTAGTGTGAAAACATCTTCTGGCTTTGTTAAGTCTAATCCTTTAATTTCTGCCCATTTTTCTGGTTTAAACTGTGTACCAGTAGCAAGTTTTTTTGCCCATTCTTCTGGATGGTCTTGGATATCTGCCATTCTCAATAAGGCTTTCTTCCACTCGTCTACATCACGTACTTTAAACTTCTCTCGTTCCATAAAATTGGCTGCGGCGAAGCCCTTTCCAGAGCCAGCACCGCCTGCCAAGAAACATATCTGTCCATACTTTTTACCGTTGGACAAAAGAATTAACTTCTCATCTAGTTGTTGTTGCTCTACCAGATAATTCTTAAATCGTTCCATTGTTATTTCTTATTCAATTTAAGTTTAGCAAACATTGTTAACCAAGGAATGTCTGCGTCTGCTAATTGCTTCAACACAGCCGTAGGAAAACTCTCAACTTTCTTCTTGAGTTTTTCTCCTTGTTCATAGGTTAACTTTGGAATCTTACTGTATTCTTTTTTCAACTGGTCCATTTGCTTGTCGCTAAAGGAACCCTCTTCCAAGTTTTCAATTATCTGAAGATAGTTCATCTTAACCCTCTGTGAGAATTTGCCACGTCCCGTAGGCAATTGCCGCGTATGCGAACAAATCCATTGGCATTATTAGCATTGCTACACCAACTACCACTAGGCCAATTCCGCCGTGTGATGCTTTTTCGTGCATTCTGTCTAAAATATAACTCATTTAAATATCTCCTTTATGGCTCTTTGTATTTTCCACTGGCTAATCCAGAGGAAATTGTAAATTCTGCATTTTATAATCCACCAAGGTTTAATCTTAGTCATAAACCTCCTTAAATTATGTTATTTTTATTACTTCATTCGTTCTTTCTAATGTATTTCGTAATCGTTCTACGGCTAATCTTAATATTGGATTCAACGCTCCTGGCTTGTCCTTAAGAATTCTTCCATAATTTTCTTTCGTCACAACTCCTAAGGTCACTTTAGGTGTCTTAGCAGTACAAGTAGCAGTTCTTGGTGAATCGTCAACCATTGCTATCTCTCCGAATAATGAATTCTCGGATAATGTTGCTAAGTGTTTCCCGCCTTTCGTTACGTCAATCTCCCCTTCTAGTATGATATAAGCATCAAAATTTGTATTATCGCCTTCGACTATTATATCATCGCCTTTTCTTATGTGCAATGTTTTCATTTCTCAATCGCTTTCTCTTATTGTTCCACGTGTTAAGAAAATATATCAAAACTAAAATTACACCCAATTCGCTTAAATAAGCATATGGTTCCATTAGTAGTTATACGAACTTCTACTACTGTCCTCCTCTAATGCGTCAAACAATTTCTTATGCTGTTCCATTATTTCTTCTTCTTTGTCTTTAAGTGCGTCCATAGTTTCTATTAACTTTTCCACACTCCGTTCTAATTTGGCAACTTTGTCAAGTTGCACTGCTTGATTGGTACTCAATGAAAAGGTTTGCGTTAAGTTCCAGCCACCCAACATAATGAGTATACCTATTAACATTGAAATAATCTGGTTGTTCATCTACCCTTCTTAAAATTCGTAATACGCCGTTTCCACTGTGGCTTCTGCATTGCTTCATCGGCATCTTTTATAGCCTGCAACTTATGTGGTAGAATTTGACTTAGGCCATTTTTACCAGATATCTGATACCAAGCCATTTCAAAGTCGCCCCGTTTGGAACGCTTATGCAAATCCCCTAATTTCTTTTCCACATCAGTCTTTAATTGGCTCAATAACATAGTACCAAATCCGCTTATAATAACGGTCGGGTCACTAGGGTCGGCACTCTTCGGGTCTATTTGTCCCGCAGGTAAGGCCTCGTTGAGCATTTGACTGTAGTTTTTAAATTTCATTTCATCACTATTTATACTTTTAACTTCGGGTTAGAGGTCTTGAAGTCCTTCTTACGCATTATGGTCTTGGAAATCAAGTCAAATTCCTGTGTTTTAGAGTCATATTTGAGTACGAATGGTAAGTTTAGGTCTGTTTGAGTATCATTTAACACTGCTTCAGCATCTGGTCCAAGTTTCGGTATTTTCTTGCCATACTTCTTGTACGTTTGCTTAAATAGGCGTGTCAACTCTGCTACGTTAATAGATTTACCATTTCGCTTATCATTCGCTCTCTCTAAAAAGTGACGGGTAAACTCTACATCTATACCAACTTTGGAGAATATTTTATCTGCAAATTTCTCCACATCTACTAAATCTGCCTTTGTAATCTCTTCTTTTAAATAATCAGTAAATGGATTGTTGTAATCCGTACTATTATATCTCGTGTTTCTGTCGAATACTTTCTTTAATTCACCTACGGAAATGCCTACAATATCAGCAGTTATCTGAAGGGCACGTCCTTGAGGATTCATTATCATTGCTCCCTGCTTCTGGAGTTCCTTCGGATTCTTCTCATATTCTCTCATAATCTCTTTGTAGATTTTGAGGGCCTTTCCATATTTCTTGCCGTGTACTAGTCGTTTAAAGGCGTGAGTAAGTTTCTTTGGAATCACAATATCTCTCCACTTCTCTTGTTCTGCCGAACCTTTATGATGTTTGAATGTCATCTCTGTCCTTAGATGGCGTAGAGTATCGTGCCAATCTTCCTTGATGCCCATACCTCTTCGTACTGAATCGTACATCTCTTTAGCGGTTTTCTCATCACACATCGATGGGCATCCCTTACGGAAGAATTCAAAATCTCCATCAGTTGCGGCCTTTCTCATAAGCGTGGCACTCATTGCGTTGCCTTTACCTCTGGCAATTCCTGCTTGTACCACTTCAAAATTATCAAATTCGTATGATTTCTTTTTGTCTTTGTGCTTGATATACGGACGGATATTCTTCTCAAAGGAATCAACCCTATCACTTCCAACAACCATTGTTACGTCTTTATATCCTTTATCTGAAAGATACTTTAAGGCTTCAAATGCAGTACGAACTTTAGTGTCCTTTACTACCATTTTTCCCCAAAATTTCTTTAGAAATTTCGTCTTGTCGTTATAGGGCAGAGGATTCTTTTTCTTGTCCTGTGTCTGTGAAGTGAATATCATAGGCTGACCATTCTTGGCCTTTGCTTTCTTTATGATATCATTAACTGCTATTTCGTGGCCATTAGTCACAGGATTAAATCGCCCGAACGTAAATACGACTGGTTTACTTTTTGCTTCTTCTAGGTATTCGGTATAAGTTTTCATCACATTTCTTTAAGTTTGTTTAACAATGTTTTCACAATACTTCCTTCCAAGGCATCTTCTATACCGACTAATCCCGGCACATTATTAACTTCAATAAAATAGGGCGTCTTTCCTGGTATAAAATCCACTCCGACTATCACGCCGTCAACGGCCTGGGCCGCTCTAATGGATTCAGTTCTTTCAAATTCCGTTAACTTATGGGGCTTTGGTTTGGAGCCTTGAGATACATTAGACCTAAAATCTCCACTTACAACTGGTCGCTTCATTACCCCTATTACTTCATCTCTGAATACTATTACACGAACATCATAGTCCGATTTAATGTACTCTTGTAACAAGATATCTTGGAATCCACTTTCTCTATACAATAGTTGTACAATAGATTGTAGGGAGGCCGCAGATTCAACTAAGATAACTCCAATGCCATTTGTTCCTGTACCAGTTTTTAATATGATAGGGAACTTACTGCCTAATTCTTTTAATGCTCTTTCTGTATCTTCTGAATGGGCAAGCAATACAGTCTTTGGCGTATTGAATTTCTCCCTCTCAAAAATCATCTGTGTCATTACTTTATTCGAGCATAGGTCGTGGCAGTTCATATTGTTAACAAGTGTATATCCTTCGTGTTCCCACTTCTTACACTTGTCATACCAAGAATGATTACCACTTAATCCCGGTCGACCAACTCCTCGTGCCATAATAATAGTATCTTCTGGACTGATTGGAAAGGGTTTATCATATTGAGATTCGCCTCTGCCAACTGCTTTAGGGGTAGGATATATCGTCTTGCCCTCTTCGACAGGAAAACTATTAAGAGTTCCATTCTCTTCGTAAAGACCACGAAATTCACCAAGGAAAGTTTTAATACCCATACCATCTGCGACCTTTTTTACAAGTTCGCCCGTGTCATTAGAATCATCTCCATCATCGTGAGAAAGAATTACTAACTTATATGGCTTCTTCGGTGCCTCTTGAAGTGATTTTCTATATTCGCTGGCAGTTCTCATCAGTGTTCCCAAATTTCCCCTATTTTCCCCAATTCTTTATAGCGTTGAAGTTGTTCCTACTAAATTCTAGTCTGTTAACAAATTTAACTGCTCCATTAGTAGCGTGGTCTACAGCAACAAATCCCTCAGGACCTGTTACTTCGTATCCATTTCCTTTTTTAATAAATGCTGGAAGAGATTGAACTTGTTCCATTTTCTTAATCAGGGCCAATTTAATTTCAGCAACATCGTTATGCCATTCAATCGCATAGGCTAGAGTGGCTCCCATTTTCCTATTGCCGTTGATTATCTTAATCATCCCATCAAGTTCTGCCTGTTGTTTGGCTTTACCCTTTGCAGATTTCAATTTATCAATCTTTGGTTGATATCGTTTTCGCATAAAGTCAATAAATCCACCGACTGCCTTTTGCTTGTTTACGAATCCTTTACCATCTCTCGTTAGTGAGTTTATGTAGATATTTAGGTTGAAAGCAATACTTCCTTCCTCCTTTGCAGTAGCAGGGTCGAATAGTACACCCATTGCCTTCTTATCAAATTTCTTCAGTCTTGATTCAGCATTTGCAATGCTTTGTCTAACTGCCTTCAATTCTGCCGTAGTTAGTGTAGCAGTTCCTGATACGTCTTGGAAATTAACATCTCCTGCCCATACGTCTTTAGATTTCTTCAGTGAGCCTACATTGACATTAAATACTGCCGAGAGGTCTGCTATTGTTTTACCACTATATTGTGTATGCCAGATAACTCCGACTTTCTTAGAGGAGATTTCCTTTGCAAGAGGCTGGTCTATAGGTACTGCATATGTTATCGTATTAGGTGTGAAGGTAATCATCTTCTCACCATCAATTGTTTCTTTCTTAATGTCTGAAGCAATAAACATAAAATCGCCTTGCCAGATTCCTTTAATCCCCAATTGAGGAAAAAGTTTAAGAGCAGTTTTCATTTTATCTGCTAGAGATGCCGCGTGTCCGTGATTAGCATCAATATCAGCGGGCGTGTAATTAATTTTTGGAGTCTTGTTGAATAAGGCTTTAGTAGCCACAAAGAACTTTCCATTTTCTGGATTGGTTCCAGCAATAATCGATGGCGCTCCATCAACCTTACTTGTTATGTTGAGTCCCTTTGAGGTATTTCCTTGAAGAGTTGTAATAACTCCATTAAGGATTTTCAATGCTTCGACACCACCATTATAACCATCATTAAAAATAGCATCTTCGAGATGCTCTAGGTGAGTTAGTTTTGCTTCTGCTAGGTATGTAGTAAATTTTTTCATTATTTTTTCAACTTCATTTTAAAGCCGAGTTTATTGCCAGAAGAGTACCCCGGCCATCCGAATTGGAAATCAGCATCTTTGAAATGGTTACTTGCGAAAGTCATTTTATTGGATAGGACATTTACATTCATTTGTATTAGTGTAACTTGTCTAGCCACATTTGTCAATGATTGTTTAATCGCTTTATCTTTATTTAATATCTTGTATATTGTCTCTCCTAGTGGAGATAGAACAAATCTTTTTAAGTCTCTCCCCTCAAGAGTCTTTTTGCCCGGCATTGAATATTTCTTATGCCAAGGCGCTAATTTTTTTGCTAGTTTTTTGTTATCGAATTTTTTACACCAGAGGTCAACAGATTCCAAAGTTATTTGGTCTACACTCATTCCCATTATCTTGGAGAGGTCTTTAATAACTTTAGTTTTGAGATATTGGTGCAACAGAATCATTTGTTCTTTAGCACCGAAATTTCCAACAATATTGAATACTTGTAGAGCAACCTCTTGGGAATGGTCAGCGTTTGCTGTTTTGGCACGATTTTTAATAGCATCGATGATATTTTGGACAGTAACTTTACCGCCACCGCCAGACTTAACTGAAATGGGATATTGTATTCCCATACGGACTCCATAAAAATCAATTAGTTTTTCATTACTTGCTGTAGGGAAATATGCTTCTCTAAAACGGAGGGCGTTCATTGCCCAAATTGCAGAAAGGATTTCTCCGAAATCTGCTGATACTTTGGCTAAATCCTTCTTTGAAAAGTCAAGTTCATCTAATGATATTGATGTACTCTTTGTATTTGCCAACTTTAACAGTTTAATTAATTCTTTTGCTGTGTTTCCTTCGGGGTACTTGGCCTTTAACGCGGAACTCGTTAACTTTATGAGAGTTTTATTATCTACTTGTTGCCCTGCCAAGCCAAGAGTGTCTGGAGTTAAGTCTTTGTTTGCGAATATCTGACCGCCGGATGAGGTCTGAGAAATTTCGGAATTCACCCAATAGAGTGATGTACCCTTCGGAATCTTACCATCGTCTAAATCGGTAGATGCTGTAAGCGTATAGGTAGGATATTTATCACTAACTATGATATCGGCATCTTTTACTTTAAGTCCCATACCAAGAAAAAACGCAGAGAAAGCCTTCCCGTCACCCTTCATTGCGAAACGAATGTGATAATCTCCCCTGCCAGAACCAATGGTTTTAATACCTTGTTCTTTTACTCTTACGTTAACTAGGGATTTTAGTGCTTTGGTTTCACTGGTAACTGCTTCTACTAAGAATGTACTAAATTTCTTCATATTGGACCTTTAACGAATATGTAATAATGTGCTTCTATTACATATTTATATAATTCAAACACTACATCTTGAAATCTTTAAAGGCCTTCTTCTTATTACCACCAGAGAACATCGACTCTGCTTCTTCATAGGAGCGTGGTCCAGTAGTTACGGAAGTCGTTCCAATGATGTCTTCCTGTGCGGATTGTTCAGCATCGTACCACTTCATTTTGGGTTTATCAATGCCTATAACGAATCGTCTATTGATAGCAATGTCGCCGTGACGATTTTTCAACTGTTTCACCATTATCTGATTCAGTTCCTCTAGTTCTTCCGTCTGAATAAGAGCAAGAAAGAGGTCGGCAGTTGCTGGCAGACCGAAGGATTCAGACGTATCTTCTAATCCTACATCTGAATTGCCGAAACCAGAACGTGTGGTCTGTGTTGCTGACCAAATTGGCACGTTAAATTCAACTGCCAGACCTCGGAGTTCCTCTGCTATCGCCTTAACGTATGTATATGAGTTAACAGATTGAGAACCTACGAGTCTCTGGGATGCACATATATTAAGATAATCGACATATATAATGTCTGGTTTGAAGTCTTTCTTTAATGATAATTCGTTTAATAGGTGTCTAAAATGGCCAGTATGTGCTTGAGATGTTGGGAATTCCTTGATTATTATCTTACCCTTTACTTTCTGTTTAAGTTGGTCCATTTTGCGGTCATACATAACCTTAGTTAAATCTTTCAGGCGATTCAATTCGATATCAAGGAGATTGGCGTCTATTCTTTCAGCAATACGTTCCTCTGCCATCTCCATCGTGACGTATAGAACATTCTTACCTATTGTCAGATTCGATGCGGCCATATGACACATACCGATAGTCTTACCAACACCAGTACCAGCCATAAGAATGTTTAGTGATTTTCGAGTAACTCCGCCCTGGGTAATCTTATTCAGATATTCAATGTCAAACGGAATCTTCTCTTCCCTTGTATGGTAGAAGTCATATCGCTCATCGGAATCCTCTAAGAAATCGTGACCGATATGTGTATCGAATGTTACTGCTAGAGCATCGGACAATAATTCGGGTATCGCACCATCAGTTTTCTTCTTGTGCTTACCATCGATAATTTCAATGGACTCCATAATAGCATTATAGACTGCCTTGTCCTTACAGAACCTTTCGGCTTCGTCAAGGAGCCATTGCTCATTGGCTTCTGTCTTTACAAGAGTCTTGATTAATGCTTCCGATTCTTCGTATATCGTTGAAGATAAATCTTCCCTTTCATCTATAGCAATTTTGAGTGCCTGTTGTGTTGGCACATCATTGTATTTTGCAAAGAATGTTTGTATCTCGTGGAATACCGCCTTCTCGGTGACATCGTGGAAATACTCATCCTTCAGAAAGACAATTGACTTTCTGGCGAACTCTTCATTATGTAATAGATTGGATAATATCGTTGCTTCTATATTCACGTATTTTCCCTCAAATTTGCTTCTGCTACTTCTAGTTTAATTGCTCTCTCCACTTGTTGCTTTACGATAGCATTTATCTCCTCTTCATAATGAGACTTGTCAAGACCATTCTCATCTATGAAATTATATCCGAAACTTATTTTATCACAATCATCGGACAAAGTCAAATCATATATCGCAAAGGTTGTTTTGTCTTTGGTCTTGACATAAAAAACGTCAGTATCAGCCATTGGCAACCTCGACTTCATCTTCAGCATCAATTGACTGAAGGAGTCCAGTTCCTATACAATATCTATCCTCAATGAATTTCTGAAATTTTGGATTAGCGAGAATGTCCTCCCAAAAATCTTTACTCTGTGTACCGGCCTCTCTGACCTTGTTCTCTGATACTTCGCCAGTTTCCATATCTACCTTTGAGTACCATCCCATAGTGGGCTTAACAACATATCCACCATCAAGGGCAACATCTAGTAGTCCAGAGTATTTCTTGATTCCACCTTCCCAAGTTACTGAAATAGGAATCTTACTCTTCTCTTTAACAAAGCGGGATTTCTCTACGTTGATAATGAAGTTGTATCCTTGGATTTCTGTTCCCTTCTTGTCTTGTTGTCTGCCTATAATCCAAATATTATCTGAGGAATAATAGACACCAGTACCACCAGAAACAACTGCTTTTGAGAACATCTCCTGTGTCTGGTAAGTATGGTTTACAGCAATAAGAGGAACATCTCTTAATGTGAGATAGGGGGTTATCATTCGGAAGAGTGACTTGAGTTGTTTTGCTCGTGTCATATCCGCAACACTCTTTTCATTCTGTGCATCTTCGACTTCCTTTTTGGAAGCGAGATTGCCAATAGAGTCTATCATAACGAATACTTTATCTTCCACTTCAAGGCCGTCAAGTTGCTTGACTAGGTCAAACTTCAATTCTTCGATATTCTTAGTTGGAATATGAAGGACTCTATCGGTATCAATCTTCAAAGAACTAAAGTAGGCCTGTGGAGTTCCGAATTCAGAGTCATAGAAGAGGCATATTGATTCTGGATATTTATCCATATATCCCTTCATCATTAATAGACCAAATGCTGTTTTGAAATGCTTCGAGGGACCTGCAAGAACTGTCAGGCCGCTGGTCAGTCCGCCGTCTAATTTGCCACTTAATGCGACATTAATCATCGGGACTGAGGTGGGGATTACATCCTTCTCTGTGAATAGAGAGGATTTTGTTAACTGGGTAGATTTGATTGAACCTGCTTTTCGCAGTTTATCCAACAATCTCTTTTGGGCAACTATTGCATCACTCATTTATTTCTCCATAATATACGTCAATTTTGTAGTACATTATACACCAATTGACAGGTGTTGTCAAGTCTTTTCTTATCTTTTTACTGGATTGTCCAATAAATCTTTCAAATCATATGGTTTCCTCAGGTTTCCCCAACGGGTAAAGTAAATAATTGGATATTTTGGAAACATTTTCAAGAATTCGGCAGTAGTATGTCCCATTCCTTTTGCGACTAGGGTGTGGTCAGTTGGTACTGAACCCTCTCCAAAAATATCTCTTGCTTCGATTAGCGTGTCTATTCGGACAGTAGTTGCCTGAAATCCATTCAGTGACATTAGTTCAGAGGCAATACCTTCGTTCCACATATCACCAACAATATATCCATCTTCATCGAGGACATATTCATTATCCGTTTGTATCGTTCCGAATTTACTTCGTACGGATAGGTTAGCAATCTTCTCTTGAAACTTCTCGGTGAACTTATCAAAAGTTTTTGCTTGGCTGGCTTGAGCGATAGCGTTTAAATCAATTTTGGCCATTTTTCACTCTCTTGCTGTTTGGATGCCGTTTAGCCGTAAACGTACTGTGACTCATATTCTTTTTCAACTTAGGGGCACCCTTTTTGTTTATTATTCCTGCTATGTTTCTTTTTCCCATTTCGATTTCCTTATCCAAAAAATGATTCAAGCGAACTCTTTTCTTCCCAATCCCAACCTACGGGATGAAGAACTCCTTCTAAAGGAGAGAGGAACGCTTTCTCAAATTGTGTATCATAATCTACCCATCGTTCAACCTCGAACTCTGGCGGGAGTCCATCGATGAAAGCAATTGCATTACTACCAAATGGATTAGGTGTTTTCAAGTATACGAACTTTAACTTGGCACCATCTCCAATCTTCTCGACATTCTTAATATCGTGTTTCTTTAACAACCCATTATACACTTTGGCCGCTCGTGCGTGAATTGGCACGGATTTCGTTGCGTGTTCATACTTTGTGTAATCGCTTAATCCTCTCGGAAAGGCAATCTCGGGTATTGCTAAACCAACAAACTCTTTCTTATATTTATGCACCAAGGACTGTAATTGACGCTCATTTCCCGTCAACATTATATTAACTGCTTCTTTCAACTTACCACGGACATTCGCTGGTGTAGAGGATTTGACTATCTCCATACCCATAACCTTCATCTTAGGCTTCTTATATCGAACTCCTTCAGAGTCATAGACGTTAAGGGCATAGCGTTTCTTTGCAGTCCATACGGCTTTGTCGGCAATCACCTCTCTGCCCATAAACATTTTTTGCTCGTAGGCATTAACGTAATCTGCTAGTTCCTGATAGGACTTGGTAATGTATGGTTCAAATGCTTCTTGAGTTGCTTTGTCGATAACATCACAAATCTTATTCTTATCATCCGATTTGATGTACTTATCGACAAACTTCCCTAGGCGTAAATAGACCGAATCAGTATCAATAGCAACAACATAATCATAATCTTTGGTCTCCAAATATTTGTTTAGAAAATCATTAAGAGCCTTTTCAATCCATCGAATCGCTAATTGACCACCAGTGGTGACTGCTTCGGCGTTGCGTATATCAAAATATCTAAACCACTGATTACCAATTGCTCCATAGGCAGAGTTCAACTGAATCTTTTTGGCCATCTGAATATTGAGATATTTTGATATCTCGTTATCCGTATCTTCTCCTTCTTCCTTTCGCTTCTGGGCATCGAGCATCTTCTTCTTAAAGACCACTCGGTCAGCATAGATTTTCTCCATTAAAGTTGGGAGAAATCCACGCTTATCTTTTCGATACATCGTTCCGTTTGGAGCAACGGCATATCCCTTCTTATGAACATCTGATAAGTCAGCCTCTTTTTTCAAAAGGTTCTCTACATCCACACCTGATTTGTGTCCAACAATCGTTTCGGGAGAGATGTTGTACTGCATAATCAAATGCGGATATAGAGAGTTCAAGTCAAAAGATACTACCCAGTCGTGGAACCCAGTAATTGGTTCTTTAACATAAGCACCGACAAAGGAAGTGTTCTTTTGGTTTCTGTTACTCGCAGGGCAGACTATATCTTGCTTTCGTAGGTGGTCATAGATTATTGCATCCCACATCTTAACGGTGCCGAATACGTCTACGAAATTAATCTTGGCATCATATGCCATCGTCATACCCAAATCGATTAACTTTAACTTATCATCAATCCGCTGAACTAATTCAACGTCTTTGATATTATAGTCAATGAACTTCTGGTGATTTGTGCGGGCAAGTTTAAAGAGGGTGCCTGCCTCTTCGTATGAAATCTTTCTCTCGCCCAATTCAACAAAGGCGATATGGTCTAGTCTAAACGATTCCTGATTCGCATACGTAAATTTCTTATAGAGTTGGAGATAGTCCATCGTAGCCACGCCAAATATATCATACGCCACAGATTCTTTACCATACATCCCCCTTATTGTTCGTTCTTTAATCCAACCGAAAGGCGAAAGTCGCTTGACTTCCTTTTGACCAAACAGTCGAGTTAGTCTATTGACCAAATACGGAATATCAAAATTCTCAATATTCCAACCTGTTAAAATGTGAGGTGGGGATTGTTGATATAGGTCAAGAAAATGCTTGAGCAATTCCTCTTCCGAATCCATCTGAAAATATTCTATCTTAATATCATCACGGGTATTTGTCCACTCGTCAAGACCCCAAGTAAAATATCTATCTTCAATAGAATCATAAACGGTGATAGCATTAACTACGGCAGAGGCAGATTCTGGTGAAGGAAATCCTCTTTCAGATTCTACCTCGATATCAATATTCCAGATACGGATTTTATTGACATCATAT